CTTCATACATTTGAGTTGAGACATCAGAGTCTTGAGATTGAACTAATGAATCAACGTCAAGTTCTTTGTCTTGAGGTAATTTTGCAACCTTTTCACTTAAAAGTTTTTGAATCTTCTCTAAATGATTGACTTGAGACTCTTGAATAGGACTAACTTGTCTTAGATAACCTTGTAAACTCATCAACATCTCCATTTATATTAACGAAACTTGATATCACTCTTATTTAGGGAATTTCCTTGCCTATCGTACTGAAGAAGTTGGTTTCTAAGGTACTTATTTTTTCTATATTTATCCTCAGCCGGTGTATTTTCTGAGACATATGTTTCAAAATCAGGATTACATTTTCTAGTAGATTCTTTATCTATTAATCCTTTGGAATCTAATGCGGCATATATATCGGAATATGGGTCTCTTATTGCAAATTTAAGGATTAGTCTTTCGTAGGAAACAGATTCAACAGTGTGGGCAACATGTCCCACATCTACTACTGCGGCCTCATACGGAAAACAAACACCTCTTAAATGTATATCTGGAGTAGTATCCTCCATAATATTAAGATTAATACCTATGAGTCCATCAAAATCTATATGTTCGGCTAGTCTAGTATTAGGAAATTGGTATGAATATCTGGGTTTAACATTCAGATCGGATAACCCCATATCATCAATTATATTCTGTATTATCGGTTCAAATGGTGGGTCAAAAGTCCATTTCCACCATATCATTTGAGGAGGAACAAATCTATGCCATCTTCCCTTCTCATATCCAGACCAGAAATGATCACGCAGCTCTCTTTTATTTACCCGATAGTTTAGATGACAGAACATTCTTTACTTCCTCAAATGAGTTATTAAAAAAACTCATCCTAAACAGATACCTGTCTTGTGTGGCATCAACGCCATGAAATTCTTTAACATTTAATAGTGCAGTCTTATAATATTCAGTACGACCTATAAACTTTATGGGATCGTTACCTTCTCCTAATAACATATTTATGGAACAGCATGTACTTTTATCCTTGTGCATAGTGATCCGATAACCAGATTTTTGTAGATAAAACCTAGCTTCAAGATCAAACCCTGTTAAGTCTGAAAAATAATTTACTATAGAGGTTGCATAAGGATAGTGATGTGAGGGTTTATAGATCAAATTCTGATTTATAGCACTGGCATGCTTTGTCTTATAAAACTCAACAATCTTGTCATTTTTGTCTAAGTTTTTAGATTTCCATTTATCAAATTCAAAATTACTCTCAATAGTATGCAGAGCTCTTTGATTACCCACATCAGAAGCCTTAGAATTCTTGGGGCCATCTGAAATACCAAAGGGAACATAACCTGTTCCCTTCGCTTCTTTCATTAATCTATCTTCATCGTATTCGTAATTGAATTTGTATAACATTGGTCATTTCCATCCCTCTCCGAAATCAGTCTTATCAAAAACAGGTTCATTGAAACCATCATCCTGACCAGAATCTACAAGACCGTCCTGTTCTGATGATTTTACATCAAACAGCCTCATTTTCGCACGGTCAATTCCTACAATGAACCTACGATTTACAGTGGGATCGTTGTAACGATTCTTCAACTGTTTGACCGCAATCTGATTCAATGCATCTAATTCTTCGTTAGATATGAGCGCAAACATGAAGTCAGCTGTAGCAGGCAAACCAAAACTCTCACTCGTATCCTCCAGACCAATATCTGTAGAGACAAACCCAGATCTAGTGGTTTGTGTTGCAGACATAAACGGTACGTTTGTCTCAACTGCGAGTCCCCTAAGCTCCTCTGCAATCGCCTTAATATACATATAACTGTTAACATTTCCATTCGCCTTAAAACGTGAAGAAGAACATATATTTAAATAATCAATAAATACAATATCTGGTTTAAAAGATTTCTTAATCGCAAGTTCCTTCATTAATCCTCTGAAATGTGAAGAATGTGCAGAGGCTGTAGGATACTCCTTTATAATTAATTGTCCAGTGGTCTTTTCTTTAATACTTTTAATCTTAGTATCAAACATCGCCTTAGGTAAAGCATGCAAATCTTCCATGCTGATATTCATTAAATTGGCATCTATTCTCTCGGCAATTCTTTCCTCAGCCATCTCTAGTGTGATATAGAGTACATTCTTACCCTGACTCATACAGTTAGCAGCAACATGACACATGAACAGTGACTTACCAACACCTGTTCCCGCCAGTGCAATATTTAGTGTTTTAGGTGGAAGACCGCCCTTTGTTATTTTATTAAAGAATTCCAAATCAAAAGGAATCTTTTTCTCTATCGTATGGTAGTAATCAAATCTGGGCTCTGCGTCCAGTAGATAATCATGACCCACACGATTATCAAAACCCACAGCCAGGGCATCCGTGAGAATATTCGGGATTGCAGATGCATCTCTATCTTTATCTTTTCCCTCAATGATTTGTATGCCTTCAACAATTGCATTATATACCGCCTTATCTTTACAGAATTTCTCAGTAGTTTCAAGTAACCACTCTAGGTCAACATCAGTTGATTCTAATGTTTTGATGACCTCTACAACTTGACTATAGTCATGCTCGTTCAAGTCCTTACGACTCTGAACCTCTATCTCTAGAGAAGTTTGAGTGGGTATTTTATTATACTTGTCTACAAACTTTGTTATCTCTTCAAATACAGTTCTTTCAATTCGGTCAGTAAAATACTCCATCTTCATATGAGGAAGAACTTTACGAGCATAATCCTCATTGAAAACTAGGTTTGTAAGAGCTGTTCGTTCAATCGTTTGCATTTGGTTCATTCGTTATAATATCCACTAATATATCGCCGATCTTCTCATTAAAGTCAATTTCAAAGAGAGAACGAGGAAGTCCATTTGAATCTACTATATCATACTCAAACCTAAAAGGCAAGTCTCCTTCGTCATTTTCTTCATCTATTTCTGGAACGGATACTTTACCATACTTATATACAACTCCATCATATTTACCACCAACAACTATAATGTGTACCATTTCTTGGTTCTTGTCGGTTACGTACCTATAGTCTATTTTATACTCAGCCATTCCTATTCGTCCCACCCATTGGTATAATATGTTTAGGTATTCTTCTAAACCCTCTTTTTAAATAACATGATGTAGTTTCTGATTCTACATGTATAGGTTTAAATCCATGAAAATGTACAGGAATAAGGTCACTCTTATCTAATTCTTCTTTTGCACTAATAAACTGGTCTGTATTATCTAGAATTATCATACCATGTTCTGATACCATTTCTAATGCAGGCTGAACACATCTACTTCTCCACGGGCCGTCAATAACAACAATATCAAAAGGAAGGTTATGTTGGAGTATAGATTTACCATATTTTAACGGATCTTCTTCATAAATGAATTTCTTATCTGTCGTTTTATTAAACCACTCTTCATTGTTCTCCACACCAAAAACATCTGCACCCTGTTTTTCCCACCATGTAGTACTATAACCAGAACCGAATTCAAAAACTCTGGAAGATCCCCATTCTATACTGTTTATCCACTCATAGCATGGATATGTATATAATGGTATGATTTCACCACTACTATTCTTTGGTACATTATCCCTAGAGGATTCTAGAAACCCAAATTTGTTTCTTAATGCATGTGTGATGAAACTAAAATGAAGTTCCTCTATAGGTAGAATAGTACCTTCTATATTAACTTGTTTAGTCATAGTGTAAATAACTCCCAACTATGTATTTCGGAGTGTGTGTTGGTATCTTTCCAGCATGTAACCAAGGCCACATGGGGGGAAACATTAACACAGAACCCTTCTTGCAAGGAGACACCACCCTATCAGTAACTGATGCTGTTCCACCTTCTTTCATAAGAAGGTCTGTTTCCCCTGATTCATTATTATCAAGATATAAGAACATCACTAGAAATCTCTTTGCATCTTCATGATTTGAACAATCAACATGCCAATCAAATCGGTCAACTCCATTAGGTAAATATCGTTTTACTCTAAACTCTTCCCAACCATGTTTTTTTGGCCATTGCAACGGATTAACTAGAACATCCTTTGCATATCTTTTCTTCTGTGACACAAATACTTCTACAAGTTTTTTAAATTCATCACCCCATTCTGGAAACTGTTGAATTTTAATTTGGGTAAACGACATAGGCCCGTGTTTGTGTTCTTCATATTGGTCTGGATTGTCTTCATACTTCTTGATAATCCTATCGCACCAATCATCTTCTAGAACATTCTCATAAATTTTTACAAGATTATCCATCCACTACTACTTCCTCTTCACCTTCTTCAATAGATTCATATTGTCCATATTTAAATTCTTTGGATGCAGCTTCTTCTAACTGAGCCATGATAGTATCAGTGAAATAAGTAGTGGGGTCATTTAGTATAGTCTTACCAAATTGTTTACTACCATCTGGTAATTCAAACCTTGTTGATACCTTCTTAAATATTTCATACTTCTCAGCAAGTTCAAGTAATCCATAATGTCTATCAAGACCTTTACTATAAGTTAATCGGACATCCACTATCTTATTCTCAATTGTCAAACGAGACTTATGATTCTTACAGTGAACGATATTACCAACAACCTCAGTACCATCCTTATCTTTCTTCTTACTCAGATAGATAATAGATGAGGCTGCATACTTGAGTCCAGAACCACCACCCATTTCTTTCTGGGGAAACATAGAACCGACAACATCATATGTGTGGTTAGTGACTACCATAGGAACCTTTGCTCTTCCTAGTTTAAGTGTGAGAACACGAAATGCAGCCTTTAGAACTTGTGCTCGTGTCATATCTCTAGTCTCTTTACCGTCTGCTGTATCTTCTACTTCCTTAGTGGTGGACAACATACCCAAAGAGTCAAGACAGAGAAACAATGGTTTCCTATCTGCTTCATTCTGTAAAAGATATGAATCCAAAACCTTTAACGATTGTGTACGAAATTCTTGCACAGTTGTAACTGGTATAACCAACATTCTTTTTGGATCAATGCCACGGTCAGTGACCATCTGTTTGGTAATCGCACTCTCTGATTCAAAAAATATAACACCAGCATTGGGGTCTTTATCTAAAAAATTCTTGACAATACCCATCAAAAAATATGTCTTACCTGTTGCACTTTCACCGGCAAGTGCAGTTATTTTATTTTGAGGCAATCCCCCATAAATTGAACCACTCAATAATGCATTGAAAATGTAACTTCCTGTATCAATAAATGAATCTACATCTCCAGCATCTACTCCATCAACTACTAGGGAAGCATATTCATTTCCTACTTCCTTAATTATAGTCTTTAAAAAATCTGTCATTTTTCACTCCTTATATTATTACTATTGCCTATTACCCAGAAACACGAATTTTGTTCTGGATTTAAATCATCCATCATTTCCCACGATTTAGATTCATATATCATATCTAATTCAAAACCAACATTCTTCTTTAGAAGTTTATGGTATGCGTACTTACCACTATGATATTCATAATCATAATCCCAATGCATACCTTCTAAATTTTTGTGTATTGATTCTCTGCGATCATATCCAAAAGGTTGTAACGCAACAACTCTAAATTTTTTGTTGAACATTTTCATGCCCTCTAGAACTCCAGTGAAAGTAACACCACTCCCTAATGGAACATAAAGAGTATCACATTCAACATTCTCTACCTGTTCTGCGATTCTGATTATAATAGAAGATCGGTAGGTCTGGGCTGCATATCCAAACAATATGGGAAAAAACTTTCTTGTCTCATTTAGTTTATTTAGGTTTGAATAAAGTACATTATTAAACCCCTGAGATTCACTAAGAACAACCAACTCAGAATTGTATTTTTCACACCATTGCATACCTATCTGTTTTCTTGCACCGTCTAGTGTAGTATTACCAAATCCTATAATAGACTTTAATCCAAACTCGTGGGCAACTCTAGCAACAATAGGAGACTGTGGTGATGCAATAGAGGCTGCGGTTGCAATTGTACTGTCGCACTCTGTCTTAATATAATCTAAGTTAGTCTCTACTAAATCTCTGCACTGTCTAATCTTACCCCCAGTGATAAAATCCTCACCATAAGGTGCATAGAGGTCATCTCTCTTATACTTTATACCACCATATTCTTCTACTGGTGTTAACAAAAGAAATCCTCCAAACTACTAGTTTTTGGAAATAAAGATATATTCTTATCCTTTCCAAAACACCACACATTCTCTATATATAGCTTATTCATAAACTCATTCATTGCTTTCTTATCAAAGTTACCATCTTCATCAGAAAACACTGACTTACCTTGAGGTCTTTGCATTATTCTCATACCAATTTGTCCTATAAAATCATCCTTCATAGAATTTATCAAGTCATCTCCAGCACGATATCGTTTTCCCTTTACCTTCGGATCTAGTATATTAACTAAAAGAAATCCCCTATCACTAAGAGAATCAAAACTCTTCTGTGAAACTGGTAAATAGAAGTTATCTCTCCACTTCTCATATGTATTATATCGTTTCCATGATTGCATATCTTCATTCTCACCACCTTCATTATATCTCTCTGTAGAGAAATATGGCGGACTAGTAAATGCACAATCCACATTCTCAATTTCATCCCAAGGTAGGTCTTCTGCACCACAGTTATACATTTTAACATTTTTCTTACCACCAGTAAGTTTATCATAAAAAGAGATCATCTTCTTATATCGTTCAAATGTATTAGGATTTGGATCACATCCTATATAAGTTGTTGCATTAGAAGCATAGAAGGCAGTTAGTCTGTCTCCCCATCCCATAGAAGTATCAAGTACAGTATTTGCATTGGTCATGTCATAGAAAGTCTTTGCAACATTTGGTTTGAATTGTGTTGCAATATAACATCCAAGTCTAAATGCACTAACATAAACTTCCTTAGATAATTCTTGAGTAGTATTGATTCCTCTCCAGATAGGGCCAAGAGCTCCCCACACATTATCACCCTCATTCCATCTTGTCAATGGTGCTTTAAAACCATAAGAGTTACATGCCATTCGTAGGTCATGCATAAAAGAATCACTTATATAGTTATAAGTTGAAGCAGCGTCAATAACACCCAATCCAAACTTACTATAGGGATATTCATAATCATCATATTTCTCCAATACTTCCTTACCTGATTTATCTATGAACTTATTATAATCCACAGTACTCAATTTATGAAAAGTTTTAATAACTTTTTCATCTTTAAACTCTTTCAATGGGTATGGTGGTTTTTCTTTCTCTATATAATCTGCAAGAGCTATACGAAAATCCACCTTACCATACTTCTCTGTAACTGAAATAAACTGTGAGGAATTCATTATAGGAAGTCCATCTTCATTTGCACTAGCTTTTAATATATCGTATAATTCACCCATCACTAACACTCTCTAACCAATCTGCTGCTCTTCTCAATCTTTTTGGATCATCCTTAAAAGCACCCTGTCCAACATTACAAGTATGACAAATATAACCTAAAAACTTTCCTGTCGTATGACTATGATGTAATCTCCAACTCTTAAAAACTGTCTGACCAAATCTACCAAGGTTATGGAGAGTTTCATTACAACTAGGACATTCTTCATGCCTAGATGGCGGTGGATTTTCTCTCCTTAATTTAGCTCTTATTTTTTCTTGTTTCTTACCACACGACTTACAGGTTTGTTTATACTCAGCATTAGTCTTACCACTACTGTATTTCATTTGTGCGTAATCTGTTATTGGTTTTTCTTGTTCGCACTTTATACAAAGTAATGTGGGCAGATCTGATCCGTCTAATGTAAAATAATCATTCATCCAAAGAAATCCTCTAAACTCATTTGATCTCCGTAACTACCATCTATATGCCACTTAATCTTATCTGTAATAAATTTCAACGGAGACATAAATGCACCCTCAAATTGTGCATCGTAGTCTACTAATTCCCGAATGGCAAGTTCCTTTGGGAATTCTGTAATAAATGAAAATGCAGTACACTGATACAGATTTGGAGTTTTAAGATTTATGAATTTTATTTTATCACCATTCATGATTCTTGGATACTTATCTTCCAACTTATGTTTATCTAGTAAAAAATTGTAAAGTATGGCTCCTTTTGTATGAATCGGGGCGCCCTTCTTGAATAGATTGTGGTCTGCTGTCCATTTTTGCAATCCATTACAACTTCTAGGATATGCAATATCCTCTGGTTGAAGAGACATAAACTCTTCCCTATAATCTTGTATAAAAGTATTAAGTTCCTTCTCATCACCACCCATGATAATCTTCAAACAAGCTTTAATCTTCTCTCTACAGGTGGCTGGAGTAGAACTCTTAACCGCCTCAATGCCCATAATCTTTAGTCTGGGTTCTTTGTATCGGACTCCTTCACTGTCCCAGACGTTAAGGATGTATCGTTTTTTTGCGGCCCAGATTCCTTTGTCGGCAATGACTTCTCTGCCCATGACCATTTTTTGTTCATAAGCTCCCATAAGTTCAGCAAGAGATTTGTAAGACTTATTAATAAATGGTTCCAGCTTAGTAGTTGCAATTTTGTCCAAGAATTTGACCACTTTGCTAGTTTCTGGTGATTCACCAAAGACTTTGCTAACCAGAGATTCAAAAGTGATGTAAACCGAGTCTGTATCTGAAGCAATGACATAATCTTCTCCATCTGTTTCCAAGATTTTATTAAGGTAGGCATTAATAGACTTTTCAATCCATCGTATAGATAACTGACCAGACGTTGTAATAGCCTCAGCATTTCGCAAATCAAAATACCTAAACCAATTATTCCCAATAGCACCATACGCCGAGTTGAGAGATATCTTCTTCGCCATCTGGATGTTGTTGTATCTTGAGATATCCTTGAGAAGAGACTTGTCCTTTGTATCTTCATACTCTTGTTGAGCCTGCAACATAAGTTTTTTATATTTGACACGATCTTCATAAATTTTCTCCATTAAGTCTGGCAGGAACCCACGTTTATCTTTACGAAAGAATGCACCATTTGGAGTCATACTATACTCACTATTGTTCTTAACTTTTCCATCAAGAATTTTATCTACTGTAATCTTTTCGTTCACACTGGATATCAATGTCTCAGGTGATATATTATACTGCATAATTAAATGTGGATATAGACTATTTAGATCAAAAGACATAACCCATTTATGCATCCCAACTTGCGGTTCCTTTACATACGCACCCACAAACTTCTCAAACTTTTCAGATACTTTCTTCTGGGGAATTACTATGTGTTTCTCTCTGAGATAATTATATATAAGAATATCCCAATACTTAACTGTTCCCAATACGTCAGTATAGTTGACCTTGGCATCATATGCCATAGTGAGACATAACTCAATCAGTTTCATCTTGTCTTCAAGCTTGTCAACGATCTCAACGTCTTGAATGTTGTATTCAATAAACGATTGGAAATCTTTCTCATACCATTCACGGAATGTTTCAAATGGATTACCGTCTTTGCGTTCACCCAACTCAACAAATGCAATATGGTCTAATCTGTATGATTCTTGGTTCGTGTATGTAAACTTCTTATACAAATCAAAATAGTCCAGAGCAGACACACCCTGTATAACATACGTCTGATGTGTTCTACCCATCTGATAAACTTCTCTGGGCTGTACACTTCTCCAAGGAGATAATCGTTTCAGCTCATCCTCACCAAACAATTTGATGATACGATTGCAAAGATAAGGTATATCAAAGAACTCTGTATTCCATCCAGTGATAATGTCTGGTTGATGTTTCTCCCAGAATATAAGAAATTCTTTGAATAGATGTACTTCACTCTCGCACTCAATATAGGTAACGTCAGGACGATCTGTCTCAAATTTACCGATACCCCACACTACGATTTTCTTGGATTGATGATTCTTGATTGTGATGGACAACATCTCTTCTTCAGCAAGCTTTGGGTTAGGAAAACCTGTAGAGCATTGTACCTCTATGTCAATTGTCACCATCAACAAATCATCCAAATTCCAATCAATCATTCCTTTATATTGGTCTGAAAGAAAGCAATACCCATACTGAGTATTACCATAGACAAGATCTGGCTGAGAAGAATTCATCTGAATCCAATCTTTTGCTTCCTTTATGGAATCAAATTTTATTGGAGCCGCAAATCCACCTTGAAGTGTTTTGTATTTTGTGGGTTTTTCTACGGGGGCAAATAGGGTGGGATTATACTTAATACGAGTATTAACTCGTTCACCATTCTTCACTTCACGCAATAATATATTGTTGCCCCATTGAAGGACATTTGTATAGAAATCACTCATATTAAGACTATACCACTATTAGATAGATTTGTCAAGTCCCCAATTGTCACGATTCATATATGTTTTAAGAACATCTTCTAAAACACTACCTTGTCCAATACTGTCGTATCCGACATGGCCTGGCTGAGAATTAACTTCTAACATGTAGGGGTCTTGTTTCTCTCTATCTTTTGCTGGTATCAGATCAATACCAGCCCAGTCAGCATCTATAACATTAATAACTTTATTACACACTTCAATTTCTCTTTGTGTTAGTTCTATTTTTTCTGGTTTTGATCCCTGATGAATATTACTTCTAAAATCACCTTCAGCAGTAGGCCTTTTCATTGCGCCATGTATTTTTCCAGCAAGCATAATAACTCTTATATCATATTCTAATGGAATAAACTCTTGAATTATCATACCTCGTTCTGGGCCTAATTTTTGAATAATTTGAACAGAGGAAAGAAGTTGCGATTCATTCTCAATTTTAAGAACACCTACCCCACCAGTTCCCAACATAGTTTTAAGAACAACAGGATAGCTAGTTTTTAATCTTTTAAATGCATCTTCTATATGGTCAACATGATTAATTATTTGTACTTTAGGTTGTTGAACAATTCCTTGTAATTTAGTAAATGTCCTAAATTTATCTGCACAAATATTATGGACATCCATTGTATTAATAACAAGTGCATCAGAATGCTCTAGATGATAAATTAAACCTGTCCATGATGCTCTATCATTTGATCTAGACCTATTAAAGATAACAGTATTTTTATCTATCTTAAATTCTTTATCTTCAGCATTGCCAATAAAATCACCATTAAAATATAATTTATCTATTTCACTTTTATATCCTTGTAGACCAAGTTTCTTACCAAAAGCAAGCATCTTATTAGCCATTGGGACTGTTTCTTCTTTAGAATCATCACCCACTTGTTCTGGGTCATTATAGATAACTACAAAACGATATGGTTCGTCTTTTTCCTCTGTGATGTATGATTTGAACTTTTCCATTACGACTCTTTCTTTTTACCTATATTATATTTGGTTTCTAAAGTCCAATCACTTTTTTCACTATAAGATAATACCTTAATTTGACTTAAAGGAGCAACAGGCTCTGCAACACCCAACACTTCAACTAGGCCCCAATCCTTCAATAAAGACGTAATAGTATTTCTTCGTGCAATATCGTTCTCTGAGAGGTTTGTTTTTTTACCATCCAATGCAAACAGTTCTTTAAAATGCACAATAAAGTACCTACCCTGTTTGTGTAGTATATGACAGGATTGATATAGTTTTCTTTCTTTTCTAGAAGCAACGCCTATACGGGATAGAGTTTCCCGTACTTTCAAAAAATCATCAGGTTCTTTCAAACTGATTTCAAGCATCTGCTCCTTTGACCATTTAACTTCTTCCATCTCTTCCACCTTTATTTAATTTTGTTTTTATGGCAGAAATTTGTTCATCATTTAATATATCAAGAGCGGATTTAGCCTTTTCATTATTATATCCATAGAACTCTTTAACATACTCTAGATTCTCTAATTTCTTCGCCTTCATCCAAGGAGTA